TCTAGGTAATTTACATATTGTAAACCTATTGTCGTGGAAAGTATCTACCATCTTCCGCTGAAAGTCGTACATTTGAAAAGGCACAAGACCTTTATCAATCGTAACAATCTTTAAGTAATTTTCTATAAAGTATTTAGGATCTTCTAAACACTTAAGCACTTCTTCAACTTGTTTTTTTGTAAACCTAGAAGGAGTGTGTGCCTTCTTGAGGTTCGGATTTCCGAGGTACTGATCTGGTTTACTCATTTTTAAAATAAACTCTTTATTGATTCAGACAAATCTTTGAAAGATAATCTTTTACCTTTTGCAGCGTCTTTTGCTATTTCAGCTCGAAGTTCATTACCATAATCTGCTTTGTTCATCATTATATACATTTTCTCGCCAAGTAGGTTGCCAGTTTCAAAGTCTGAAGGATAATGAAATCCCGCTTGTACTCTTCCATAACCACATTCATACGCCGCTTTCATTAATTTTTTCTCTAAGTCTGGTCTTTTACCAGCAACATATCTTGCAATTATAACCGATTGAGTTGCATGACCACTAGGATAAGACCTTGTATCATTTGTTTGACTTGGTAATGTATTAAGTCTAGGAAGAACTTCAAATGGTCTTGATCGATTGTAAAGTTTTTTAAAATGCATAATAATCGGAACTGATTCTTTTATAATTTGTGTAAATTCTCCATCATGAAATTCTATATTATTCTGTTCACAAACTTTTCTAATTGCATAGTAAGGTTCTTGATCGTGATTAAGAATAGATTCAACATCTTTTGATGTTCTTTTATTTACAATTTCTTCAACCTTATATGCCTCATCAATGTTATTAGTGGGAGGATCGGGTAAAGTAATTACATCTTGAAGATTTTGTCTAAAGAATATCATTTCTTTCCTTTCAACATTTTTTGTAGTTCGGTTGTTGAACCAACAAATAATGCATTAGTTACATTTTTTGGTCCTGTGTTTGGTACATCTTTTATCTTTTTTAATTTTTCTTGTAAGTCTAAAAGATTTTGTGATACTTCACTTACTGTTTTGATTAGTTGTCCTGCAACTTCATAAGCACGAGGATGTTCTCCTTCTTTTGCTAACGCAAGAATGCCATCAATTGCTTCGTTACCCTTATCAAGTAAATTATAAAGATTTTTTCTACCAGTTTCAAAGTCTATATCTGGATCTTTATTATCTGGTACAACTATATCTTTAATTTTTTCTTTTGGTTTTTCTAATGGCATTACCTCGGCGGTAATACCTAAAACCTCATTCAATGTTTCATCAATCTTACTCATGTTAAAATCCTCTTAATTACTTATCTTCGCCGGTAGCTTCATCATAATTTAAACTATCACTAAAGAAATCTAATGTTTCAGTATATGTATATGTATCATCTTTATCTGCACTTGTTGGGTTCGGTGTGACTGTAACTCTTTCACTTCTTGAAGGCGATTGATCTGCTGTATCAGTATATAAGTCAGCAGATACTTTTTTAATTACAGATGATGTGTTTATTGGTCCATATAAGTAAACTTTTGCAGTAAATGTCATAGTGTATATTATTCTTCTATTAGATGTTAAAGAACCTGTATAACTATCTTCATAATCAACACTATCTAAAATAATAGGTATATCTCTTTTTTGTCCCATAGTGGCATCTTCAATCATAGTGACAGTATAGTCAGGTTGAAAGTAAGGAAGTATTTGTTCTATGATTTGTAAACCATCGTCTGAATTAGACACATAGGCGTTCAAAGTAAACTTTATATCATAAGGTACAGGCATATACTGTGTGTTTAGTTTTGTCGTGTCTGCGTTTGTTGTCACTACAGCAATTTTTTGATTCTTATTTAGCTTTCTAGAAGGGTCGTAACTATATCCAGTAATTTCAAATGACATTCGAGGTAGAGTGATTGCCACAGATGAATCATCACCTGTTAAGTCCGCTTGTGCGTCTAATCTTGCTAAAAACTTTTCTTTAGGTGCATATGATAAAGGTATCTTAATATTCTGTAAAGGATTCCCGCTAGAATCCAATCTCTTAATATTCACATTATTGAATATTGTACCAAACGCAATAACAGTATTACGAATCTTTTTATGATAAAAATGTTCTCCAAACATTAGTATTCGTCAACCTCTCCAAAAGGATTTCTTTCGCTGAAATCTAATATATCATCAGCAGTAGAAGATGTATTTGTGCCAGCAGCTGTTTCAAATATTTGTCCTTGATCTCCTGTTGATTGTGTTGCCATTGTAAAGTCCTCATTGATAATATAATCTATTGCACCAATACTACTTTCTAATACAACTGAACCTACTTCGTTTTCTAAAGTAAATTGGAAGTTCATTGTGTCAGTAGATAATGAATCTTCAACACTATCAATAGTAGCAATACCTGTATCAACTCTTTCTGAACTGTACTCCCATTTAGTACAGGATAACTTGTAAGTAGGTAAAGCACTTTGTTGATAGAAAGGTTGTTCGTGTTCTACAAACTGTATTTCAAAGAATGCTTTTGTTGTAGGGAAATAAACTAAATCACCTTCTTGTGGTCTTTCAGCAACTAAGTCAGAGTTATTACCTACTAAAGATTCCCATCTTAATTTAGAAACAGTAAATGTAATATCATCTCTTAATTCTAAACCAAACTTTTTAATAATCTCTTGCTCACCCATATATCCATCAGTATTGTCCACATACATTTCAATAATGTATGAATCATCAAACGAGCTTGCAGGATCTTCACCAAAGATTGTATCTCTGTTGGCAATTTTTCTCGGCAAATAATAGACATCTTGGCCATAAATCTTAAGCTGTTCTATAATTAAATCTTCATATAGTCGTTGCTCAGATGTTGTGCCTGTCGAAAAGTAGACATTTGTTGGCATTTATTTTTTATCCTTGTTGAAAGTGTGCAGGTTCTTCATAATTACTTCTTATTTCTTCTTCAAGTCTTTGTTGTTCAGCAATTGCCGTAGAAAATAACTCAGGCCCATTAAGTGTAACTCCACCTAACATTGCTGTACCATTAAACTTGGAAAGATTTTGTCCCCATTGTCTTTTAATTAATGCTGTTGTATATCTTTTTAAATAGATATCGTCATACATATCTGTGTATGTTGCAGGGTCTAACCTACGATAAACTTCCATAATCATATATTCACCTGCTGTTATATCAGTTGCCCAATCTTGGTCAATGTATAATCGATTTGAAAGATGATTAAATCTCATTGGTTTCTCACCAACTAAAACATGATCTAAAAAATCTAAATGTTGCATTGTCATTTGATAGTGAACAATACTGGTAGATGAGAAATCGTATAAATCATTTAATCTCATTTGATATCTAACATCAAACATATTTAAGTTTGCTCTATCAGATAAAGGAAATACGTTTACAACAGAAATAACTGTGGACGGAACTATAAGAAAATTGTTACCTTGTTTCCATGCAGTAGTAACTGAATTTGATGTTACAGATTCTGAACTATCAGTTGTCATTCTAGTGACATCAGCTGCTGTTACTTGATATTTTAAGTACATTCTTTCAACACCATCTGTGTGATATTGACAAAAATACTGTACTGCTTCATCTATTCTATCATCAACCTGGTCATCATCAACATTTATGTCGATTACAGGTTTACCCAATGCTCTTAAACAGTATTCTTTTAATGTTGCTTTTGTGTTTGGTACTGCCATATTGTTTCCTTATAATACTATTTATACTTATCCTAATGCAACTGCTTGTGCGATTGCAAAGGCTTTTGATGATTTTGTGTTTGCGAGTGTTGTATTAGCATCTATTTGTGTTTGAATTGAACTAGTTACACCATCTAGATATCCTATTTCAGTTGATGTGACAGCACTTATAGAAACATCACCATTGCTGTCAGACACTAAAGCTCTAGAAACTGTTAAATTTTCCATCTTACTAAATGAAATTGCAGCTGCTGCCTTAATATCAGCATTTACAATATTTGTAATTGTATTGTTATCAGAATCAATAGACTTGTTTGTTAGTGTATCTGATGTATCTTGTAAAACAATAGTACCAGTTGCGTTTGGTAAAGATATTGTTCTATCTGCTGTTGGGTCAATTGTTGTTAAGTTTGTTTCATATGCGTCAGCAGTTGCACCTTCAAACTTAAATGAATTTTGTATTTCAATTGTTGTCGAATCAATTGTCGTTGTTGTGCCTTCTACTGTTAGGTTACCTGTAACTGTTATGTTATTACTACCATCTGCTGTAAGTCCAGTAATTAAAGAACTATTAGGATCAATAAAGTCCATTCTTTCAGTAGAAGCATTATACTTTAATATATAACCATTTGCCTTCGTGGATATATTAACATCATCCATATCCAATATATTAACACTACCACCGCCGCCGATAGTTGACATTTGTATAGATGTAATATTTTTAAAGTTTAAAAATTCTCTAGTGAGTTTTTCTAAAGTATCAATAGACCTTAAACCAGTCATCTTGTCTTTCTCTAACTCATTAGCAACTTTCATCTCACTAATATGAGATTGAACTTTGTTTATGATATCAGGGTCAGATTCTATTTGTTTTGGAGATAAGAAAGTGTGTAGAGCTGCATGACCTAGTTGGCCATACTTTTCTGCAACAACTTTTCTTGCTTCTTCATCAATAAATGTTTCCTCTTTCTTTAGAGGTTTAATATATTTTGCTTCTATTTGTTCTTTTGTTTTTGTTAAATCTAATTTTTCTGGTTTTTTAAGTATAACCTGTTTAACTTCTTCAACAACAGGTTTTACTTTTTCTGGTTCTTTTAAAAGTTTTTTCTTTTTCTTACCATCTGTTGCGGCCATTAGGTCTTCAAACAAACTCTCTAGACCTTTTATCTTTTTTTCTTCTTCTTCAATATTTCTTTCTACAACTTCTTTTTCTCTATCAACATTTTCTAAAAAATTCTCAAAGTTTTTTTCAAACTGCCATTCATTTAACTGTTTGTCAGGATCAATTGATAAATCTATTTTCTTTTCTAAATTACCCTCTAGTCTTGATTCTTGCAATTGTGCAATTCTTTTTTCAATATCTAAATCAATATCAATTTCTACTTGTCCTATCGGTTCATTAATACCATTAATAACACCCACAGGCGTTTCAGTTAGAATACCTGATAAAAAATCAGTTCCTTTTTCAATATCAATATATCTTTGAGTTGAATTATTAACCATACACTATCGAGTTACACTTGGCGTTACGGTAGCTCTTCCTTCAATTCTTCGAGTGATTAGTCCATCACTATTGGTTGTTGTTAAATCCCATACATATCGACCTTCAGTAAGTCCTGAAGTTACAGTATCAGTTAATGCGATTGTGCAGGTACCATCAGTTGCACTTACGGCTGCTGTAGTAAATGATGTGGCACTAGATGATAAATGAGTTTTTCTCAATTTACTAGTGATTGTTTGTCCTGTTAAATCTACTACTGTTCCAGTTGAATCTTTGATTGTTACTGTTTGTGTAAAATCAGCATCTTGGTCAATAGTAATATTTTGTATTGTTGCCATTATTCATTCCTATCCTATTGTATTACTATTTATAATATAGAGAATTATGTATTATCTTGCTGTTGTGGGTGTTCCCTTTGATGTTACAAATGGGCGTTCTGCGAAAGCCATGTAGATGTAATTTTCAGTAGCAT